GGTTCTTATTGGGGCCCCTGTAAGGCCTCGACATTTGGCGGAAGTACTCTTCTCCTAGTACTCCATGATGATACACGTGTGATGCCATCAATTTCAATCCGCAGCTTTCAACCAGCTTTTGCGTTTTCTTAAAAGGTGTTTCAACATCGATCCTCTGCAACTTAGGGATGAAATCCAGGAATACTTCTAGTCTCTCACTGCCTATCCACATTATTCTGAGGTTATAGAAAACTCTAACCCATTCATTGAGTGTGTCATGATTCAAAAGCAAGTTGCTCAAAAGGGGAACCCCTCTTATTTTCTCGTTGAAATCCATCCCGCCGTTGCTGCTGCAACAGATAGTTTCAAGCATTGTGAACAGATAAATTGCAGCACTCTCCACATCTATATCATCAGGGACGCGGCTGGCATAACATTTCAGAGACATGCTATGTATGAAAGACATGAAGTGGTATTTAAAGTTGTCTATTGTTATTTTGTGCCAATCTGAAAATGTACCTACATTACTTCCAATATCAGCCAGGGAAGTCATCATTGAGTGGTACAGTATCGGTATCAACTTTACCATTGAATCAATGTACAAACCGACAAAAGGGAAGTCCTCCCTGTAGATTCTTATGCTTTTGAATGAATTTTCTATATCCAGGCTCCCAGTCGTTTCCAGTGCACCGGCAACCCCAATATAACCCCAATTGCATAGCATTGAAAAAAGTGTTTCCTCGTAATGTTCATCTTTCCTGATTTTTGACAAACTGGAAAGCTCCTTTATTATGGCAGACTTGTCGTCTGCATCGTACAAGTTTTTGAAGTTTTCTTCCAGGTTTGTCATAAGGTTGGTCATAAATGCCTCAGGCTGTGTTGCCTTCAAATTCATGTATTCTCTAGTCAAGACTCTGTCCCACTTGAGGTCAAAATCTTTATCCACCTTAGAATACTCGATCAATGAGCAGAGCAATCCCCCTTCCTGTGCAGGGAATGATTTGAGCCTAGGAAGCGCCACTTTAACCTTGCAAAGGTCCATCTCGTTGCAAGTTTTCAATATCTTGTAAATTTTCGTGTTATGCATGTTTTCAAAAAATGTTGATTTGCTGATCTCTAAGTCAACATCCAAGTTCTTGTAAAGGTTTTGCATGAGGTCAAAAGAGAAAGATTCTGGCAAATTTTTTATCATCTCCTTGTTCTCCTCTGTGTCTGCAACCAAACCTCTTAATAGGTTTATTGCATCAGTACTATTCACATGAAGAGTGCTTATGGTGAAGCTCTTAACCCTTTCATTTATTACAGTAGACCACCTTATTTTTGACCCTTTCATAACGTCTATGCGGCCATTTTTGGGTTCAGACAACTCAGTCCTGAGGTTGTAGTCAATCTGAACAGGCATTCCGATTATGAAGTACCCTCCTGTGTCAATGCTCAAATTTCCGAACCTGTCGAAACCCAAAAATATCTGATCATTTTCATGCACCTCAATTTCCCTCATGCAGTCCCTCAGGCTGAAGAGCTGTGATGTCCTTAGGCAAACATTTAGATATTTTTGTTGATCAAGACTGAAATGGTACTCTGTGGTCCTGCTCAATATGCAGGATATTTTTTGGTTGTTTATTATCAAGCAAATCTGAATACCCCCCAGTGAGATTAACAATTGTCCAACCCCCATCCAGACGTTTTGTGCCAAGAATTGCCTCTTGACAAAGGAGTGATAATAAGATTTGTCCAGAATTTCACCGCTGATTGCCTCCTTCTTTACCAAGCTTTCCAATATCATCAAGTCAACCTTTAAGTAGTTGAATATTTTTGGATCGTTCTTGAACCAAAATTTAAGTAGGTAATCAACTATATCACCGAGCCTCACCCGGCAATTACTGATGGCAGATGGCAAGTTCAACTCCAATTTCATCAGATGATTTACTGCATTGTCCTTGAGCAGGGCAAACATTAACAATATTAATGAGAGTGTCCATTGGACTTCTTCATTGGACAACTCATCAAGGACATTCTCTGGTAAAACTCCAACAGTTTTTCCGAAAGGGACAGCTATACCTTTGATGTATTTATCTTGAAAGGAGTTGTGGGCAAGCAAGTTTAACAAATCTTGGTATGTAGTAACCTCTCTAAGGCTTGTGGGCACATTTGAATAACAAAATATGTTGATATCAGATTTCTTAGACATTTTCAATAGTACAGAGGAAAGCTGCTCAACGGTGAGATCATCAACAAATATCTTAAACTCTTCAAGGCACTGCTTCACCTCGTGCTCTATCAGTGCGAAGTTTTTAGTGTTTGGTAGAAGGAGTCGCAACTCAGGGTACTTAACCCAAGTAGCTAACTCCTGCGGGTTGAACTTGTAGTCAACAACATCTAGGGACCTTTTTAGAGATACTCTCAGAGGCTTTGTTTTTTTCATACTGACTTCAACCTTTGAGTCTTCAAATTCCAAACGATCCAAGTACTTGTATAGTTTTATAGGCTCACTATGAAGGAAGTTGAATAACAGCATCTCCAATCTGGGAACGTGCGAATCAACTTCTGACTTTATCTCAGTCATTATATCAGCAGCCACTTCATTCAGCGAAGAAGAATCAACAGATTCGCCCAATTCAAAGAATGCTATCACTTGCTTTATCTGCTTGTAAGTCATAACACCACGACTGGTTTCTAAAACAAAGGAACTCCTGAAATAGTAAGATCTAGAGATTCTCCTTGTCAAGCTTTCATCTTGCAACGAAGCGAGGAATATCTTATCATCAAGCTTTTTTAAGAATCTAACTGAATTCATTGCCGAATTCCTGAAACTTACATTAACAAGAGGCCAAGTAAGATCTTGATCTGAGAGAAGGCTAGTTGGGTCAAATTCTTCCTTCAATGATTTCAGCCTGCTGTGCATTTTAACATTTGGCGTAGCCTTGATTGTCTTGAGGAATCCATCAAGTGTTGAATTTTTCCCTGACAATGCTTCATTTAAAATTATTAAAAGTTTATTCTTCTCTGGGTTGACCTTCTGATTGCAGTACATTATCCTAACAAGATCCGCATCACTTCCGCAAACAATGACCATCAAGGGGTGAGCATCAGGGATTCCTAGCATACATGGGGGGTAATTGTAGAGGAATTCATCTTTGGTAGACTGAAAATAAAACCTTCTGATCAGATTCACCTGTATCTTGAAAGCAATATAACATTTGCTGAATGTTGCCCCATTCATGAACAGCTCAACACATTTTGAATATGCTTCAGATATATCTTGACAATAGCCTCCGTCACTGGGGTGAAAGTTAAACAACCCAGTAAATTTTGCCAGGAGACTCAAAAGGGTCCCACCAATGTACAATATTGACAGGAACTCGTAATATGCTTTACCACAGTTGCTTTTCTTCATTGAAAGCATGTGATTTGAAGACTTTAATAAAGTCTGGTATATGAACAACCCCCTGGCCATGTGTTCAGTGTCCTTACAGACGGCCTTGCCAGCCGAGTCATCAGAGTGTGCAACCATCTGGAGGTGAAATTCTGAATTGTAAGAAACAGATGTTGTTATCCTCAAAAGATGGGCTATGTACATCTGGTTTGCAACATGCATGAGTGAGGAGAAGTAGTTAAAAATACCCATCATCCAGCTGTATGACATGTTCATATAATAACCTTTTCTAACAGGGTCTTCAATAAGCCACTCCATGTCAACATCTTTTATGGCCTTGTTTGATTTTATCATTTCAATGATGTGTGGCTTGGTATAAAGCCTCTTTTCAGTCATTTTATAAAGAAAGCTGTAGCAGTGCAGCAAAAAACCGTTAGGCAATATTTCTTTCATACCGGATAGGAAGAGGACAAACTTGTGGACAAG